CGATACGAAACCAAATACGAGCTAACTTCAGTTGCCCAATTTGTAGTATCAAGAAACGCCGCGCCGATGTTCCCGTATGTAGTCAGCAAGTCCGCCACTGCATCATTGATTGAAATGTCGGTGTATCTTAGGCACTGCTGCACCGCATCGTCTGCCGTGTGTTCCTCCGCTGTTGAATTGTCCGTGCCGCGCGTTACGCCGGTAAACGTCACGCCATTTGTTGACGTTGCGCGCCCCGTGTAGGTCATTATTTCATCACCGACGCGCACAGTTCCCGTCGCCGTGTATTCAGCCTCTACCGCGTTTGATGCTTCAAACGTTGTGACTGCTGCGTCAATGTCTGCAAACAATTCGCCCTTGGATAAAACAGGAGCCTGCGCTTTGCGTTCTTCAATTCGCGCCAAGACATCCTTGCCCTTTATCGTCACGTTGCCCGCATCGTCTGGCCCTTGGACGCTATCAAGAAAATACGTGCGCACAACCATGTCGCCCAACGCTTGCCCAGAATATCCCTCATATACCTTGATAACGATATTCTGGCGGTATTTATTGCGCACCATCCAACGAGACCAGAACGAACCCCGATCGGCGCTTAGTGGGTCCCAAGACCGACCCTCAACGTATGGATCAACAACGCGGTCGCTGTGCGGGTGGTCTTTGATGCGGATCGTGCAGAGGGCGCGGTTTCCAAGCCCCTGCGCGTCAAGGCCGGCCGACGCTAGGTTGATGCGCGTTGGTGACGTAGACACGCCCATAAGCGACGGGATGATATAGTCTGCGCCGCTGACGTGCTGCTCGGCAACCTTGCCAGATGAAAAGAACAAACTCAGCGGCGTATCAAGCAGGAAGTTGGCGGTGCTGCGGCATGTCCCGCGCGTGTTGTAGCACTTGGTGTCGTTCGTGCCGGTTGCAGCGCATGGGGAAACGCCAAACTCGTGAGCACAAATAGGCTGCTGAATCTCAACGATCTGGATTGGCTCACGACCTGGCGTTGTTTCAGTCATAGCCACGGCCCCGCACTGTCAGTTGCACAGACATAAAATCCTTAACGCCCATTTTGCTTGGGATCGGAACTTGATCTGTCTGGCAATACCCAACCGCAGCCGACACAGATGGTCGCCACGCAACCCAAAACGGCTCAGACTCAACGGCCTTTTGCATCGTCGGCCAATATGTTTCGATCCAATCTGTGCGCAAGTGTTGCCAGTCAAACGATGTAGACAAATAACTGCGCTGTTTTGATCGGCCCAAGAACTCGCCTGTTTCCGAGAAGTTAGATCTCAAGATTGTTTGTCGCGCCATATCAATCGGCGCATGTCCAGCATAGATCGCCTGTTGCATCTGCAACGCCTTGCCGAACTTAATCACGCCCACCGTTGGGGCCGTGCCGTTGGTTATTGATATGCGCCACCGTTGGCGGGTCTGCGGTTCAAATATCACCATGATTGGGCTGTCGTTTGTGATTGCAGTTGCCGCAATTACGCCAGTCCAGCCTGAGCCGTTGTAGTATTGAACCTGAAGCGTGTTGCCGTTGGTTCCCATTGTGTGAGCGGCAATGCAAAGATAATCACACTCAGCAGTGGATCCGTGGTCGTATTCCCATGTTGCGGTGACAGAGCTTGGCTTCCAAAACTCATACGTCAAACTGTTGAGCGGTGCGTTTGCAAAGAATCCCGTTGCCGTCGTTGATGCCGCTGCAGTGCCACCCGCAAGCCAATTGAGGCTGTGCGAGATCCTTGCGTTCGTCAACGGCTCGTCACTACCTGGCAGCGTGTAACCTGTTTGGAATATAACCGTCATACTAGCCTCACGATTGCTCCGTCCTCTATTGCTTCATTTATTGAGTTAATCAGGCCAATGACTTGATCTCGCCCAAACATATCGCCCTGCACTGATATTGCCACATTTGTTGGCGATCCGCCACCACCACCAGACGCCCCGCCACCACCGCCAGACGCCACCGCAGCCGCCGCGCCGCTGGTGGCACCTGCCGCAGAGCCGCCGCTTCTACTCGCACCGCCGCCACCGCCGCCCATGCTAGTTGATGCAATCGTTGCAATCTGCGCTGCTGTTGCAGCGTATGACAAAGCCATGAAAGCAGAACCTAAAACCGGACCGCCGATAGCCGCACCGAAGGCAAATGAGGATTGCGCAGCCGACTGAGCGTCAATGATAGCGTTAGCAATTGCAGCCGCTTGTCTAATTCTAAACAAAGCCTTTGCGCCACTTGATGAAACACTAGCAAGAGCAGAAAGATTAGACGCTAAATCATTAACGGCGCCTTTTTGCGCCCGCCGCTTTTCAAGTGCTGCGTCCTTTTCCATTTTTAGCATTTTGTCTTGATGCGTTTGCTCAAGTTCTTCTAATAAAACATTGTATTCTTGGCGTGTTATTTTTTCATTTTCAAGGGCTTCAATAAGCGTTTCCCTACCTGCCTCATACCACTCAGCCAAAAATTCGTCTTCGCTCAAAAGGCCAGCAGTCAAAGCATCAAGCCTCCCTGCCATCTGCTCTGTTACGCCACCCGCGCCGAGCAAGCCGGGAATTGCAAGGGGGCCTTTTTCAGGGTCATCAGAATCCTCTGACGGAACAGATGGCCCGTCAATGGAGGCGGGCGTGCTGCCCGCTGTTGATAGCCCCGCGACTGTCCGCCGTGCGTTATCAAGCTCTATGCGCGCGGCGTCAACTTCGGCCTCGCGGGTGCTGCGAATGTTAAGTAAGTTAGGATCAACAGAGCCAAACTCTCTATTTGAAACATCAATCGCAGTTTGGATATACGCAATGTTTGCCTCTGCTGCTGCCAAAGTTGAAGACGCCAGTGTTTCAAGGTCTTTGGCTAGGGCGATGGCCTCGCTACGTGCTTCCGGCGATCCGGTTTCGCTAAAAGTGCCAAGTGCTATATTCAACGCATCTTGAGCAGCCGCCGCCGAGATTGTTGGGTCGTCAAGTTCGTCAACTTCTTTACGCCACGCTGCGATCCCGATCAATGCGCCCGCCAAAAGGCCAGCAACAATTGTAAGCGGCCCGCCAACTAACGCAATGGCTATTGCCAAGCCGCCTAAAACGACTGTAACAATTTCAACATTTTGTGACAGCACCACCATGCCCTCTGCAACCGTAGCGGCGACACCTGCCATTGTTTCAAGGCCAGATATTGCTGCTCCAATAAAATCTTCTGATAAAATAACTTCCGCCAGAGATCCGAACGCCACGGCCAGCCGTTCAATGGCAGACTGCACCGCGTCCGATTGCGCCAGTGTGTTAAATTTGTTTGCGACGGCCTCAAGAGCGGGAGCGACTTCTGCCGCAAGCCGTTGCTGCAAGCCTTGGAACACGTTGCCCATACGCGCAAGCGCATCGTTTGCGCGTTCAATTGCGCCTGTTTGCGTCTCAGACAACTCCAAGCCGAAGGATACAACTTCCTCCCGCGCGCTACGAATGGCATCGCCGCCGCCAAGAAACAGCAAAGCCATTTCACGCGAACGAACACCAAGGTCTCGCATGATGTCCGAAGTCTCGCCGGATGTCAGGCCAAGCTCTTTGACCCTATCCGCAATCAATGCAGCTCGCTCATCGGCGTCAATGCCCGCGAAATTAGCCGCAGAAAACCCTAGCTTTTGCAACGCCTCATTGGCAGGCGTGCCAACTTCAGCGGCTCGGATAAGCTCGCGGTTTAGTTGCTGCAAAGATGTTGCGGCCTCGGATTGGGAAACTCCGGCATAACCTGCCGCAATTTGAACGGCCCGCAATCCATTGACGGTTGCGTCCATTGATCTAGCTAGCTTTACGTTTGTGTCAACCGCTTTAAGTCCTGCGCTTGTCATCGCTGCGAGACCAGCCGCGACAGCCACACCAGCAGCGGCACCAATTACAGCAAGGTTTTTCAAGCCTTGCCCAGCACGACCCAATCCGCGTTCGAGTCCAGTTGTGTCAGCACCGATCTTGACTAAAAGGGGAGGAAGCGCCATTTATAAAACCTTCTTATCAGCCATTTGTTTGCGCAAGGCGGCGCTTTCTTCTTTGATGCTATCAATGTCGCCAGCGGTCATTCCGCCTGCATATGCTTCCCCGATTTCCATTGTCGCTGCCTCAGTAATGATTTCGGCAATTGTCATTCCCCAAAACTCTGACGGGGCCAAGCCCCATGACCGAGCGGCTAAATATAATCCGTTGAAATCTAAGTCGCCTTGCGATTGTTCGCCTTCTTCGCCCTCGGCTTGGTGGATCGGGCGACGGGCTTTTTTCCAAGGTCAATCGCGGGAAGGACAGCAGAGACATAGGCCATTTGGAAGCCAATCATTTCCTCAGTCCCGCTCATGATAAACCCGTAGCTATCATCTTCCGCAATCGTTACGCCCGCATCTTTCATAAATATGCGGTGGGCGATTGCCATATCAATCGGATCAGCGCCGCCCTGGATGCACGCGTTTGCCAGCACAAGATTATTGATGCCCTGCGCTTTTACGCGCTTCAACAATGCCATAGAGGGCACGATGGTGTACACTTCACCGTCCCAAGACAATTCAATTTCGCGAAATACTTCAGACATTAAACATCAGCTTTTACGATTGCGCCGGATGACTGCAGCGTGCCTGAAAATGTCATCTCGCCGTTGTAGGGTGCGCCAATCTGGAACCCAGACTGGAATTGAAAGTCACCGTCGAGAGTAAACAACCCGGCAATGGTGATTGTCATCGTGGTTTTAGTACCTACGAACGCAATGGCTGGCAGCGTGTCAGTCTTTAGAACGCCTTCAAGCGCGATGGTGACGCTTTGCTGATTAAATGTTGCATCAAGTGTTTCCATCCAGCCAGCATCGCCGTCGGTCGTGACGTCTACAAGCTCGCCGTTGAATGTTACTGTCTTTGTTCGCAACTCGTCTGCCAGGCTAGTCGACCCGACTGCGACAAGAACTGCGCGCCCATTTGCTGCGGTCATTTTAGTAGTTCCTTCTAAGGGATGTCGAACAACCTCACGGCGTTCGTGGTTTACTTTGCAAAGTCATAGCACGTTTTTGCATACTTGCAAAGGGTCTATGCCGTGCCGTCCAAAGTGATGCGGTACATTGATATAAACCGCCTCGTCTTGCCCTCATCAGACCAGCCTAGCGACATGGTTTCAAACTCAGTGTCAACCCAAGTCGAGTTGGCGATTGATAGCGTGAAATACTCCAAAGCCTCGCGAACGCTGGAGTGTAACGCGGCGATTACTTGCTCGCTACTTTGACCCGCACCGGATCTGGCAAACCCGTCAATCTGCACAACGAACTCAGCGCCACGCGTTCCTGACGTATTCCAAGGAATTTCTGTTGCCTGCACTATAACGACGTAAGGGAACGGCGTGGACGATTCACCCTGCGCATTTTGCGGGGCCTTGGGAGACCAGACATCAGCGGTTAACTGCGCATCAAGCCGCGTATATATCGCCTGCCTTGTGTCGGTCCATGTTGGTGCGGTCATCTGAACGCCTCCCCTAGTGCGCGCTCAATGCGCTTGATGTATTTCGGTTTGATCTTTTCAACAGCCGGAACCATTGAAGGCCGCGCTGCAATGACTCTGCCGCCGCCATAATCGTGGCCAAACTCAAGCGCAGCCGCCTGTACTTGAGTGTTGTAAACCTCCACGGCAAGCTGGCTGACTGTACGGTAAAGCGTTCCGTTGGCCAGGTTGCCTTGATCTGTCGCGGGTGCCTCTCCTGGCGCGGACGCTTGGTGCGATATGCCGCCGCGCTCATATATCGCGCCTGTTGCTGGCCCGCCTTGAATGCGTTTCACAATATCGCCACGCAACTCCAAACCTGTGGCCTGAAGCGCATCACTAACGCGCGCCTTTGCCTCGTCTGTTGCCCGCAGCAATGCCGCTTCAAATTCTGGGCCACCGACAACAACAACGCTCACACCGCCACCCCAATTTCAGCAGTGATGTAGAGCCACTTGTCCGCCATTTCCATGTTGTCAATAAATCGAATGTTGTACGCGCGACCACGAATGACAACCCTATCAACTTCAGTTAGGCCCGCATTATGCCGCACAACGATTTTGTGCGTAGACGTGGCCTCTGTGCGTTGCGACTGGAACCGTTCACCGCCTGACATGGCCTTGACGTGTCCGCGCGTAGGTGTGGCAGCGATTGCCGCCCATGCCTCAGTGAAGCCCCCAGCGCCGTCGCTTGTGCGTGTCAGGCGTTGGAACTCTACAGGCTCCTTTAGCATTCCGGCTTTCATATCGCAGCACTTCATTATGTCGTCCTATTGCAGTTTTGCATGGCCTCAAGGCAGTCTGCGTTGATTAGGTCAAGCATCAGATAGCCTTTGCCCTGTATATCTCAACCATGCCGCGCGCGCCGCTCATGGCGTATGCGTCAACAGTAGAACACCCGTCGCCGCGGTTCTCGTACAGGCTTGCCGCCATCAACAGAATCCCCTGCTTGATTGGTGCAGGCACGTCACCCGCCGCGCTGCCATAGCCCGCCACGTAGTCAATGACAATTGCGTTTGTCTCACGCAGCGCGATCGGCCACGTCTGTCCCGTTCGCAAGGCAATGCGCCCCGGCGTGCGATACGTGTCCACGTTGAACACATCGGCAACCGTGACCGCCGTTGCATTGTCGCTGCTGTCAAACGTCGTGACGCTTGTGATTGATTGCAGGGGATATCGCGGCAACGGCACATCGGAATAGGACGCGGGGCCAAACAACTCAGCCCGCGAACCTTGCCGTACGCCGTCCCACCACTTCTCGCGACCAGAAGGCCAGCGATCCAGCGCCAGCTTCCATGTCTGCGTGATTATTGCAAGGTTGTTCATTTCCTCAATATATGCGCGGGCCGTTGTAACCCATGCCAGAGCCTCGGTATCTGTCAGCGCGTCGTCACGCACCTGCGCTTTGAACTCTGCCGCTGTGACAGGCTCAATTGCGGGCTGTGTGACGATTACAGAGCCGCGTGCGTTTGTCAGTTGTACAGGGCTGCGAAGGCTCATTTGCGCTTACCTTTGCGCCGCATAAATGGCGCTTCTTTTGTTTCTGTTGGTGCGACAATCTTAGTTTCAGATCGCGGGTCAAAGTCTGTGCTGGCCTTGCCGTCCGCAAGCGCCCATTCTGCAACGTTACCCACAACAGCAGCGCCGTAAGGATAATGCTCAACCGTGTGGCCTAAAGGTGCCGCGTTGTAGCCTTTGGGGTCTGTGATCTTTGCCTTGGTCATTTTCTGTGCTCCTTTTTTATACATCCACCTCTACTTGCATTAGGCCCATCGCGGCAAGCGTTGCCAGCGCGTCGTCACCCACACAGGCCGTCAACTTGTCAGGCATTGCCGCAACAGGATCTAGGTTGAACACCAGCGCCGCCTGTGCGCGGTTGGCTGCGGCCATGTTGACGTGGCTGTCAGTGTCCCATGTGGGCCGCTGTAGGGATGTCTGTGCTGTTGTGGTGAACGCGTCGGACGCGGGTAACGATGCACAGGCGTACAGGTTGCCGTCAGCATCTTGCCAGTTTGGTGTGCCGTAGGTTTTTGCATCGTCGGGACCGTAGCCTAGGACCATCGCTAGGTCGTTTGCATCATCCCGCAGCGCGTCGGGGCAGGCGATTGTCAGTCTCATTAGTAACCTCCCGTGACTGTAACGGTCCATCCGCGTGACCGGAGTGTGGTGATAGCGGCCTCGCCAGTTGACGAAGGGGCAGAGCCGCCCGACTGGTCAAATACCCGCGTTCCGGCGTTAATACCGGACGCCACGAGCGACACCAGAATGTTATCGATGCTGGTTTGCGTCAGTGCGGTGTTTGTAAATGCGTCAGTGAAGTCCCCGCCTTTTACGTTGTTGAAGGCATTAGCTGGGAAGCTCGTCAGGCTAGAGCAGTTCCGCCAAGCCTGATAAAAGTTAGTCCCTGCTGACGTGTCGATCAGAGGGAAACTAGTGAGGCTGGTGCAGTTATACCAAGCCAGGCTGAAACGAGTCCCTGCTGACGTGTCGATCAGAGGGAAGCTCGTCAGGCTAGAGCAGTTCCGCCAAGCCTGATCTAAACTAGTCCCTGCTGACGTGTCGATCAGAGGGAAGCTCGTCAGGCTGTTGCAGTTATACCAAGCCAGGCTGAAACGAGTCCCTGCTGACGTGTCGATCAGAGGGAAGCTCGTCAGGCTGTTGCAGTTATACCAAGCCAGGCTGAAACGAGTCCCTGCTGACGTGTCGATCAGAGGGAAGCTCGTCAGGCTAGAGCAGTTCCGCCAAGCATAATAGAAACTAGTCCCCGATGAGGTGTCAAGTAGGGGGAAACTTGTTAATTCCGCCCAATCCCGCCAGAAACTGATAAAGCTCGTCACAGCCCCATAACCAGCAGTCGCACCTTCCTCCACAAAATAAGCCTCGGTCGCAGCCGCTTCCCCATCGCTCAAAGCCCCGTCGCGGATCACCTGCCCCACAATTGCGTTGCCGGGAAAATACAGGCCACCCCTGCCGCCAATGTCATAAGCGCCCGCTGGGATTGTCACACCGTAGGAAGCCGTCCCTTGATCCGTGCCGAGAACCATTGTGCCTGTAAACCCGCCCGTTGGTACTGTTGCAAGAAGGCGATCATCAACCTTGTCCAGCGTGGCGCGGGCAGGGCCAGTCTGGTATGTTGGACGCGCCGCAGCCGTGGCCTGAATGGGGTGATTGTCGTTGCCCGACTTGTCGCCAAAGTATCCGATTGGATTGGTCGCCACAGTTACAGGTGTGGTGCCGCCCGAAAGCTGGAATAGCGTGCCAATGTCAAAGGCTTCCAGCAGCAAGCCTTGCTGACCGCCTGCGAATAGGGACGCGGGGGAGAATCCGCCGCCAAGCAACCGACCGAACGGCGACCTGAATCCAGACAGGTTTGATCCCAAATTACGCATGGGAAACAAACACAACCGCGCCGTCAGGCAGGTCTGTCTTAGCCCAAACGCGCGCGGGCGATGTGACGCCGGGTGCAAGGTCAGTCAGCAGCACATTGCGCTCGCCGTATCCCTGCGCATACAAGATACCGTCCGATACAGTTGGCGCAACCGTATCGGCTGTCACATAAATCTCGATATATACGCCGCGATTATTCTGAAACGTGATGCTTGCAACGTTGCTGTCAGTCAGCAGCGCCCATGTTTTGCCGATTTCGATTGTTGTATTTTGCGCCATTGCCTCAGTCTCCTAAATTTACAAAATGGGCCAGCGCTAACGGGCCCATCGCTAAATTTATGTAGCAGCTACAGACGTGCCAACGTAGGTCGTTGGGGCAGTGTGTGGCTTGCCCATGCGACCAACAGTGCGGACAATTGCGTCCGTTCCACTTGTGCCGACATAGTTCAAGCGGATGTAACGCTTGGCCCCGTTATAGCCGAGAACGCCCACGACGATGTTGTCGTCTCCGTCTGCCGTAACAGTCAGGGAATTGACCGCGTTGGTGGTGTCAGCAGTTGGAACAG